TGATACACCACTTAATAAAGCCGCATCATTCGGCACAACTACAGAACCTTGTCCTGATGTTATAGCAAGTCCTGTTAAATTAGCTTCGTGTGAAGTCACACCTTCTGCTGTCCCTTGTGCTGAAGTTATTGCTTGCCCAGTTACAGAAACATCTTCGTTTGGTACAACTGCTGTTCCTTGACCAACAGTCGACTCTTGCCCTGTTAATCCCATAATTTGATCTGCAGGATCAATTACGCCAATAGCTGATGTTGATGAAATACCTGATGGTGTGACAGTAACTTGAATAACGTTTGTAATTGAATTGACAGATGATTGAAAAGATACACCAGCCACTTCTACTGTTTTTGGTATCACAGGTGAAATAGAGCCAGTTGATGATGTAAAAGAAATTCCTGTTGGTTCTACTAATGCGTTTGCTAAAATTCCTACCGCTCCAACATTAGAAGTAGAAGATACACCTGTTAATGAAACTGTTTCGTCAGCTAGATTTCCCCACTCACCATCATTCCAAGCTTTTGCACCCCATCCTGTTGCAAGAATAGAGTTTTCATTCCAATAAGCTCGGCCCCAGGTGAATCGACCCCATCCTGATTGAACCGACATAGTGGTCCTCCTATGCTAATCTTATGATTGCGTTTGTTGCGTCTGCTGTAGGAAACTGAATTGTGAAAGTTCCGTTAGTTGCTGTTTTGTCAGAACCAAAAGCGATTGCACAAACAGCTGCATTTGAATCAGATGAATTGTAAATTAATGCACCGTTAGCTGTGAAAGAAGCTGAAGTGTAACTTACATCTGAAAAATCACAAACTGCAGTTGTGCTTGAAGCAACTGGAGTTACGCTTGTTAATGTAGCACCACCAGAAGTGTATGCTGTTCCAGATGTGTTTGTAATTTCTTCTGAAGTTGAAAACGCTGTAGTTGATGCACCAAGAGTTGCATCACTGTCATACAAAGCAATTTTAAAGGTATTACCCGTTGTTGCTGTAAAATCATGAGTGCCTTTTAATAGTTCTACTTTAAAACTTGTACAAATTGCCGATGTAATTGCCATTTTTTATCTCCTATGGGTTTGCTGAGTTTACTGGGATTCTGACTGCACCGTCTGTGTAGTCATCTCTTCTTCGTCTTCCAACTTGCTCATTAGCAAACTTCTGTACTTCCGTTCTATACTTTTGCTCGTATAATGTCAACATATCTGCTGGGCCTTTCAAGAAGCCATAAACCTCTGCTAGACAGCAATATAGTAGGCCATTTGGGAAGTTCATACTGATATAGTTGGTATTGTCACTCTCTAAAAGAGCTGGTGCCACGTTATAGTGCACTCTAAATTTATAGTTTGTATTGGGTGTGGGAGCTAAAAATATACGCCCTGATGTAGTGTCTGATTCTCCTGTAGCACCACCAAACATAGCGTAGTATTTTGGTTTACCTTGTGCTGCTGATGTGCCTGTAATCGGTTGATACTCTTGAAGGTATGTTACATCTTTTTTTTCTAACCAAGTGTTAGATCCAGTTAGCACGGCGCTTGAATCATAGACTTGTATACCTCTAATAAATACAGCTCCTGCTGGACAGTTGATTGTTTCTTGTCCTGGAACTAAATTACCTGATTGTTGTTTTCTATCAGCATCAATAGGCACATCTCTAAAAATTCTATACTGTGCATTTAAAATAATATTTTCTAAAACAGAATCAGATAACACATTAGAGTCAACCTCTGTGTAACTTCTTATTTGTGTTTTTAATCCTGATGCACTTAATCCTGCCATTATGCTTCTACTGTGACTGGTCCTGCGGACGCAAGGCCACCTCCTCCTGTTCCCGAGAACAAGGCATTAGTGCCTGCCCCGAATGTATAATTATTATCATCTGTTTTAGTAATTGTAAATCCTGAAGAATTAGTAATAGTAGTCGCTGCTATACCACCAACAGATTCTACATCTCTAAATCTAACGGTATCACTAGTAGATCGACCATGATTAGGTTCATTAACAGATATTGTTGCGGAACCATTTGTTGCTGTAAAAGCGTTTAAAGGTAAAAGTCTAGGAACAGCTGTTTCCGTTCTAGCTGGTCTTACATTACGTAAAGATATTGCATCACCGTTCATAGGTTTTGGTTCTAGCTGTGGTTGTTTTGGTTCAAACTCTGATATATGCACAAACGATCCATTCCATTCTCTAACCATTTCATTGTATGGAAACTCCATACCAGATCTGTCTGATATTGCTTTTGCGTATTTACCTGTTGCGTATTTTGCCATTATTGACTTGGGTAATAAGCTTTAGGTGTAATGTATGTACTTGAAGCTGACCCATCCTCCGCTAGTGCTCGAGCTAATTCATCTTCATAATATAATTTCATAGCTTGAATTAGTTCTGGTTTATATTTTTGTGCTAAATAAAAAGCTAGTCCTGATACCATGCAAGGAACAAATCTAAATGGTAGATCTGTTGCATTTGTGTAATCACCCACATCTTGTATTCTTTTGATGTAATAAAAGTGCATATCTTTAGATGCATTTGTTGAATCAGGTGTTGGGTAAACATGTATTCTAACTTTGTCTATAAATCTTTCTACCCAATATTGATTAGGTGTACCTTTTGATAATTTGTTTGAAAACGCTGCATAAGTAGATCTATCCACTTTTGTCATTGGCGAATCTGATTGGGTCGTTTGTGTTCTGTTAGATCTTAGTTGTGCTTCTAAAACATCAGACATACCATATATGCCGTTTGGTGTAGATGTTGCACTTGTACCATCATCGGATGATCTAAAAAAATCGTACTCTGCTTGTCCTTCTATTAAATCTAAATTAACTTCATCTATTTCCCAATAGTGAATACCCCTGTTTCCCCATTCTTGAAACAAGATATTGAGAGATCTTCTTGCTGATTTTAATTGGTAACCAGCTACGTTCTGTAATCCAATACGTTCAAAAGACTCTTCTACTATCTCATCAATAGCAAAAGTTTTGTCGAACGTAGCTGTTCCTGAAGTTGTATTAGCCATTCAAACTCCTACGATTCGTAAACTTTAATCCATTCACAAACAACTGTAGCGGAATCTCCTGCAGTACATGCAGGTAATGTTATATTAACATCACCAGTAAAATTCGTAGCTTCGTTATTTGGTATACCTCCAAAGCTAGAATAGTCATACTCCATTTCACCATTCATAGTTAAAAAATCTACGTTTGTGCCTGAGTTATCCCAGTTCATACGTAAAGCATCTACTTGAGCAGTTACTGAAACGTTAAAACTAACTTTATTCAATCTTACTTTTACACAAGATTTACCATTGTTAGTATTTAATGCAGATACATCAACAATCTTTGTTGTGCTTCCAGAGTTATCAGAAACCACATTGTAGTGGGTGATAAGTTTTTTTGATCCGTCAAATACAGTTGTGTTTAATACTGTGTCTGCCATTTTTTGTCCTCCTTTTCAAAGGCGCCTGCATCACCAGGCGCCCCGAGTTATTTATTAACTATTTGCAAAAGGTGTTGCTTCGGTACCTGTACCGATTAACACAGCTTCTACTAAATATACGTTGTCTTCAAGTGCAGTGATAGTAACCGTACTACCTTTGTCTCCACCTGTAGTTCCACCGTTCATGCTGATAACATCGTTAGCTGATGCTGGAACGAAAGTACTGTTAGTACCGTCTGCTACGTTTACGATAGTCGCGTGACCAACAAATTTGTCTGTCCCGTCAGTTTTAATATCGCAATCCGTACAATCTGTGCCTACAAAAAATTTGTAGACTGCACCTAAGTGACTGTTCACATTAGGGTCATTGTCTCCAGCAGAAGCACCTTTGCTATCCGCTTTAATTGTTGGAAGTGTAATAGCACCATCAGCATCATTTACTTTAATAACTTTACCTGCGTGAGCAGCAAAAGTTAAAGTAGTTTCCGCTGTAATGTTTACCACTTCATCAGGTCCTGCAGCCACAAATCCTCTTTGGGAAACGACTGGTCCTGAAAACGTTGTTCTTGCCATGATTATATCCTCCTAGTTTACAGATTGTGGTCTCTAGGCCGTCGACTATACGCGTCCACAATCTTTTAATAATTGTATAGTAAGGAAGTTATACTCTTATTTTTTCAAGAGTGCAAGAGAGCCTGTGCTTCGGTTTGATTTTTATCCAAGATGTAGCTTTTTACTAAGTAGCTACAGAAACTTCGGGTGCTGCGTCTTCTATCTT